GTAAGGAAGCCATTATTTCCAATTTTAATAAAAGACCAGAACACATCAATGATACTATCATCACTACTACTAATACTTTCCATATATGCCCTATACAGAGTAATGAAATATTATGGCCGATAATGAATTAGGAATATTGCAGAATTATGGTTTGGTCATTTTATATTGTTCATTAATATTATATGGCCTATTTATTCACTATCTGCAACAAACTTATGGGTATCCTTGTGAGTAGTCAGGAATTAACAGTCTGGATTTTCATGGGAGTCCTTTACATATTTTGTACTATTCTCACCATTTTTATCTCAAAGGGCGAAAAATGAAAAACGATCAATTTCATATTCCTTTCATCAAAAGTTTGTTCCTAATTGCATTTGTCACTATAGTTTCCATGGTTTCTGCTCGCATCTTCCTACAAAATTCATTTTCAAACCATTCAAATAGTGCCGAATTTACATCTTTCAAATCGTATAACGAAGCCAAAGCGAGTGAATAATCTCTAATAGCACACAGTTTGCTGTTAAAGTAATTAATTTCCACTTATTATCTTATGCCGTGGTGGAAAATGGTTAAAGGCCAGTATAGGAAATGGCCGATAAACCCTATTGACAAGCCATTGTTTCTGTGGTAAGATGGCTCATTGTGGTAGTGGTATTTTTCTTAATAGGTATAGTGAAAAATGTATAGGAATGTATTGTTGACCGATAAAGAAATCGCCCTCCTTAAAAGAGTAGTTGGTGACTATCTTCACGAAAAAATCACTCCAGAAGCACGAAATTTGACCATTATTCATTCTCGTCTTAGGAGTGTTAAGCCTCTTGTTTCTAATAATCAATTCTTTAATTATGGTAAATAGGGATGTAATGGGCGGGAAATCAAAATAATATATCATCCTGCGGGCCTTCATCCCACGAATCTGATTTTTTCAGATTTTCTATAGCCCATAATGGTTGCAAATTAGAGAAATGGAAACATTCTTTAACTTGAGCAGGATCAGATAAATCAAATGAAGATACAGGGCGAATATGGTCAATATGCCAACCATTTAATGACCAATTTTGCCAACACATTCCATCCTTAAATTGAGACTCTAAATATTCTATTAACTGTATTTTGGAACATCCGACTAACTCCATAGTTGAATCATTTTTCTTTAATCCTTGTTTTTTAAGAGAAATATATAACCTAGTTCTTAATGCGTTGCATAATTTATACTGCAAATTATTTTGATTATATTTTTTATTTCTTTCTCTTTTTTTCTTTAAATAATTATCTCTATTTTTACCATTTCTATATTTTTTACTATATTCTTTACGTTTATCTTTATTATTGTAATAAAATCTTTTTTGACGCCCTATATTTTGTTGTTTTCTTTTTGGGTTATTTTCTCTTGCTCTTAAATATAGTTTTCTGTGTTCTTTATTACAAATATCACAACGTTTTTTTGGCCCTTTAGCATCAACTAATTCTTTGTCACAATCTAAACATTTTCTCATGTTAGTGCCTCTTGACTACCGATAAGTTCTATGGTAGAATACACCAAAACCCACAAAATCTGTATGAAACCCACAAAATGATCGAACCTACCATTTATACTCTTGATGAGGGGAAAACTTATCAAATAGATTTTGAACGAACAAAAGATCATGTAAAGTTCCAAACTATTAAAAGGATCAAGTTCTTGACTATGGATGATCTATTGAAACTAAGAGAGAATATTGATAAGATTACTATTAAGTTTAAAAAGTAAAATTTGGAGAAAAATAATGACTAACGAACTCAAGGATAGAATCAAAAACTTTATTGTTAGTTGGGATAATACTATTGATGATGAGACTATGGGATTGGCCGATTATGATTTATTTTTAGAAACGGCTATTAGTCTGTTAGAAGAAACTATTGGAGAATAACTAATGGAACAAGATGAAATAGGTCGCATGGATATTTGTAGACATTTGCTTCCTCCTCCTGGTGATGAAGTTGTTGGACAATTAATTGCAGAGATTCGTAGACTAAAAGAACGAGAAGTGTTATGGGAACAATGTGCTGATAAAACAATGCTAGTATATGGCGGTTGTTATCGACCAACTGATTTGGAGAATAAGTAATTATGGATTGGACTATAATACATAAAGTAGTAATAGTCTATTTTAGCACTGCTATTTTTATATGTTCTCTTTTAGTTTGGAGCGATCCTTTGATTAATATGCTATCTGTTGGATTTTTGTTAGGATTTGTATGGAACGAAACTTTTTTTGCAGGGAAAAGAAATGATGATTGAACGAGAGCCTATGGCATGGGCCGTTATGCAACCAGATTCTTATTCTGTTTTTGTATCATATCATCAAGCAGTTGCTCATCGAAATAACTGTTCTGATGGACATATTATTCCATTGTGGGCGAATCCTAAAGACAACCCTGTGATTTTAAGACCCACTAAAGAACAGAAAGAAAATTTTATGAAAGTCTTTGAGGAAAAGAAATGAAACTAACTAAAGAGGATATTATAGTATACTCACTATTGATTTTGGGATTTTTGTTTTTTGTAGTAATTGTGCCAATAGGTTTGAGTAGTATGATTTGTGAATATTTGGAGAATAACTAATGATAACTATACCTCGTTGGGAATATTATCTTCTTTATTTTATTGCATTTATGCAATGTCTAAAATTTATAGATAGGATAGTTGAGTATAACAAATGAATCGTCTACAACAAGCCACCAAAACTTGGATAGAATCTGTGCAGAAATATTATGAGAATACTCCTCGTAATGAATTGACCCAAATTTATATGAGGGGCTATTTTAGTGGGTGGAGCGAGAGAGAGATTCTAGGATTGGCCGAAAAACTACTAAAGAATGAACAAGACTATCCTTTGTATAGAGAGAATGAAGAATGAACGATAAACTCAGAAAAAATGTTCAAGAGTTCTTGCTTGACTATGAAGAAAGACTTTTTATGTTAGGACTTCTTAATGGTGGTAATATAGAACATACTCTTGCTGATGATTTGAAAACAACTAATTCCTTATTGGAAACTGCTGTTAATCTTTTGCAGAAGTGTGTGGTTGATGATTATAAGATAGTTCCTCAAGATGGAGAATAACTAATGAGTATTGTTACTAAAGATTGTTATAAGGCCGATGTTTTTAACTTTAATGTTGAGCATAATGGGAGCCTTATTGATCTTACTATTAATAATGTTATCTCTTGGGAGTGGATGAAAATGAAGTTGACTAAAGAGGAAGCCAAGGGGTTAGCCGATTTTCTTTATGGTACTATTGGGGAAAATAAATGAATGGAGTAAATATCAAAAAAGAACTAGAGACTCTGGATCGTAATGATTTTGATCGAACAAATATTCTCGTTACCCAAATTATGGAAGATATTAAAGAAACTATGGGGAATGATTATGAAATGGGAATGGGTTTAATTGAGGATTATTTGTTTGATCTAATTAATCCTGAGTTTTTAGATTTTGGAGAAAAGAAATGAAAGTCTATGCTGTAATTTGTGAATATGGTGCTGCTAGTATTCGTGAGAGTATAGAGATAGTTTGTAAAACTCGTGAGATTGCAGAGTCATATTATTTAAATGAGGACTTTATTGGGCGTCCAATTCGTATTGATGAAATGATTGTGTGGGATAAAAAGTGGGAACCTCCTAAGCCAAAAAAGAAAAAGGTTAAAGGCCGCTCTTGACAACTGCCGATACTATGGTATGCTCAACGCATAACTCCAAGAGAAAGGTCTGAATATGAATCTTATTACATGTTTTAGTAATGTTATTGGTCACAAAGAGGCTCAAGAATTAGTGGTCGATTTGAACCAAATGAAATCAAATTTGTCTGAAGATTTTTATATTAAGTATGATGAATACCAAGATTATTCTAAGGATGATAATTATATGGTAATTGGAAATGTTACGCAAGAAGATTGGGATGAACTAAATCTGGATATGGACTTTATGGAAACTGATATTACCTAAAATGAGAGACATTAATACTGAATTAGATATTGTTAGTGTTTTTATTAGGGACGCCGATAAATATGGTCTTGTACCAGAGGTTGTTCTTTTTGCTCTAAAATATATGAAACAACATCCTGAGAGCAATATTGAAGATGCTATGAGTTATGGATTCGATGAATGGGTCAAGTAGCAGTTGACAACTGCCGATAAGTAGTGTATACTGGCAGCACAACGAAGGAAACAAACTATGGCATACTCGTATAAAGGGCTAATGAGAGTTAATATGAATTACTATATTGAAAAGCATGATATGCAAATGATTTTGGATGCTCTTGAGTGTTTGAGCGAACATATCAAGCATTATGAAGATAACAGTCCTAATTATCCTTGGACTTTGGATGAAGTTGATGCTCTTTTTCAGAGTTTTGATAATGGATATAAGGAGGATTGCAAATGATCTATCTTTATCTTAATGAAACACAAAAGTTGGCTGAGATTGTGACCGAACTTGTTAAATTGAATATGGGCGTTGTTGCTGAACTTCATGGTAATAAGTGGCATATTGAGGTAACACAATGAAAATCCATGTGGTGATTGATTATCCTAATATTGATCCTGACAGTGAAGAAGCAGACAATATTATTCAGTGTCTAGAAATGGACTTGGAAGATTTTGGTGAAGAATATGGTCATAATTGGTATATTGATGATACTACAGAGGATTAAATGACTGGTTTAAATATTCAAGCCCCGTGGTCAAGTCTTTTAATTAATGGGCTGAAAAGCGTAGAGACACGTTCATATCACTTACCATTAAAGTATGAAGGCGTTGAATTATATCTGGTTGAAACTCCGGGCAAACTTGGCAAATTTAAGGCCAGAGTTATTGGTACTGTTACCTTTAGTCATAGTTTTAAATATCCAACTAAGACTGATTGGATTAATGACTATAATAGGCATCTGGTATCACAAAATGATCCGTTTTATAGTTGGAATGATAATCCGAAATATGGATGGGTAGTTTGCTCTGTCAAGAAATTTGACGAGCCTCTTGACATTAGTGGCAAACGCGGTATAATCTTTACTAACAACCTAACCCTTTTGGAGAATGTTTATGTCACCAGTTGATTATAAGTCCGCTGCTGCTGAATGTGCTAGATATATTTATGATAGTGATTCTGAACAAATTAGTTATCAGGAATATATCGAGGATGGCAATGATCCACGCGATCATATTTTGTATCATGCTGCTGTGGTTTTGGGTGAATACAAAGAAGAATTTGATAATGACATTAGACTTTATTTGAACGAAATTTCTACTGGAGAAGATAATCATGGGAATGGGTAATTTTGCTGTTGGAAGTTTTGTTATCGAATATGATGATCTGAAAAAGATTTGTCCAGATGAAATCAAGGCTCTTGAAAAGGCTAAATATTTCAAGGAAGTTGGTTGGCAAACTGTTGGTCAATGGTTGGCATGGGATGATCCTGACCAGATTAAAGACGCTTTTTATGATGCTATTCTTGAGGATAAGTCTAAGCCTGTTATTAGACTTGAGTTGAGTGAGGATCAAATTGTAGAGGATATTTTCCAAGAGTATGAAAAACTTGTTATTGCTCTGAAAAATACCTTTAATAAAAAGACAGGACTCACTCTGTATTTTGATAGTTATGATGAAGATGGTGGTGGCAGATATGATAATCCTGGTGATAAGGACGGTTGTATTTTCTGTGTAGATGGAATGGTACAACTAACTCCTGCTGGTGAGAAGTTTAAGGATATTATCGGAGAAAGAAAGTGGACACAATTCGGATAAAAACCTATTGACTAGACCGTTTGGCGTGATATAATGATTACTGTTACTATTGTTTAGAGTTTGAAACCTTATGGAGACTAAGATGAAAGTTAGTGATACTTTGTCAGTTGTTGAAAAAAATGGTAAATTTGTTGTTACTCTTGATAATAAACCCATTAATCTTCCCAAGACTGATGGGGCTACTATCGTTACTGAATTTGATAGTCGAGAGGATGCTGAAAAGTATATTAGTATTCTTTCCAGACTTAAAAAGCAAAAACAGTATCAGTGATTCTGGATTTTTAAAGATTCCCGCCCCATTGACACGATACTAGGTTGTGGTATGATGCCACTACAAGGAGAAAAATTATGAAGTGGAACCTTCAAGAATATACCAATCAGATTGCTGACTATATTGATGCTGAGTATGAAAATGGACAGTCATCTCTTGGTAAATTAACCGATGATGAAAAATATACTATTCGTAATATGATTCATCTTCATCACGAATGTGAAGATAGTGTGAATAATACTGCTAATTATATTATGAGTTATCTTGTGGAAAGTAGACAGTTTATGAAGGATATTAAGGAGAACGAATAATGACCGTTCAACAACTGCGTAATAATGGCTATAAGGTTAGGGTTCTACATTGTCGTTTGTATAATGGTTATCATACTTGGCAAAATGGTGGTCATGAATATATTCAACGAAATGCTCCTGTTGATCCAGATAGTAAGGGTGGTTCTACTCAGGTAATTATTGACAGTCCAGATGGAAAGCATTTTCGTGGTCTTGCTATGTGTAGTAAGAAGGACAATTATAATAAGAAGATGGGCGTTAAAATTGCTCTTGGGCGAAGTGGAGTAATTGTATGAACTGGGTTTTTGTTGTTGCTAGAAATAATAGCGTAGAACAGGTTAAAGTGTTTAAAGATTTTTGGGAAGGGGCAGAATTCACAGATAACTTTATTAAAAGAATTGAGCCGGGAGTTGGAAGTTTGCCAGAGTATAATCGTGGAGAGAACTATAGGAATGGTGATCTGTCTGTAGGATTGTATCCAGAACACAAACTTTTATCATAAGACTAATTAATAAAAAAAGACCCGCATTTCTGCGGGTCTTTCTCTGCATTAAAAAATTAATGCGAAACAATTATTCTTTGATAACATCAAGAATTTGTTCAACAGCATTGGAGTCAAAGTTAAGATTAACAGCAAAGTTATAGGTTTTTCTTAGAGTTGTGGTACTTGGTAATGACGAACCTTCTGATACTGTTATATTGGTTGGTAAACCAGAATTAACAGCAGCAGCAATAGTATCAATCATACCAAAAACAAAATCATAAACACCAGTATTAGCAGCAGTTGGAATGAAACTACGAATCGCACCAGATGGAATAGTGAGAGTACCACTACTACTAACGCTTAAACCTGGGAAAATTTGAGTTAAAGATTCATTAGCAAATGGCATAAGTAATTCTCCATAAGAAAGAAATGAAACCAATACCCTTTACACCAAAAGTTCTAAATTAAATACAAATGACCAATATTTTACACTTTTATCTGAATGAACATTTAAGTTCTACTGTTATGATTTCATTATCTATCAACGGGAACGAATCGTTTCAATACAATCATTGGAATTGGTTACATGAAATTAGCGAGTTGCGTTTGCTAAAAGATGATTTCTCTATTGGTCATATTATTCATACTGGCTCAATAGAAATTAGAGAAGATGGATCACTACTTCATTCATCTAAATATCATCCTAAAACTTGTGTCATGAACTTTTATTTTGGTGGGGCAACTCCCTAAACATTGTGACAAAACTACGAACCATAATTTTAGAGTTTGATCTGATTGAGGTTCATTATAATAAAAAGTTAAAAAACAAACCTTATCTTGTGAGAGTTTTCAATTATAATAATAGTGATCCTCACGAATTAAGGCTAAATGAAGATGATTTGAAGAATTTGTATAATATTCTGAAAGAGTATAAATATCTATGAATCACAAAGTATCTAGTCAAGTAGTTCATTTCTGGAATTGTATTACATGGTATATAGATCATGAATATCCAGACTACTTTAAGTTTTTTGAAGGGTCTTACGTTAATAATAGAAAACACTTTGATAAATTGTGGGATATGATGTATGGTTATTATCTTGGAGGTAATAATGCTGAAGATACTGCAAGATATATGGTTGACTACTTGAAAGGACAACATAATGGCCGACCGCTTTGATTTAGAAAGTAAAATTACAGACACTTATAACTTTGTCAATCATCTGAATGATTTGAGTTATGCTGTATTAGAGAATAATCTTACTGAGGATGAAATTGCTAATGCTTTGCATGGACTTGCAGTATTGGTAAAGGTTCATTCTGATAAGTTGTTTCAAGTCTTTAGTGAAGCACTAAAACTGGATGAATATCGTGACAGCACCATTATCTAGAGAATACTTAATTAGTAGGGGTAAATGTTGTTCACATAAATGTGTTAACTGTCCATATATTCCCAAATGGATTAAAGGAAGTAGTAAAATAGATGCTAGACGCAATAGTAATAAGTGACACTCATTTAGGAAGCGATGTTTGCGAAAGCAAACAGTTGTATGCTTTTCTAGAACTAGTATTTTCTAAAACAAATAGACTTATTATTAATGGGGACTTTTTTGACAATCTGGATTTTCGCAGACTAAAGAAGAATCATTGGAAGATACTATCTTTACTGCGACGAATGAGTAAATATGTAGAGATTATTTGGATTAGGGGCAACCATGATGGTGATGCTGAAACTATTTCTCATTTAATTGGTATAGATTTTAAGAACGAATACGTTTTTTCTAGTGGAAATAAAAACTTTTTGTGCTTGCATGGCGACCAGTTCGATGATTTTATCTACAAATATCCTAATACTACAAAGATAGCAGATTTTTTCTATAGAACTATTCAAAGATTTGATAAAAGATTTCTGCCACAATTTATCAAGCAGCGATCTAAAATATATCTTAGATGTAATGAGCATATGATGCAAAAGTCAAGGGAATATGCTATAGATAAAACTATTGGTTGTGTTTGTTTAGGACATACTCATTATCCAATCATTGACAAAGACCATGTTGTGTGGTATGCTAATAGTGGGTGTTGGACAGAAAAGAGTTGCACCTATTTAAGTGTTAAAGACGGCGAAATAAAACTAGAAACTTTCATATGAGTATTACATTGATTGGTGATGTTCATGGAAAGTATGAGCATTACCATAAAATTGTTCGACAAACTGAGCGTCATCCATATACTCTCCAAATTGGTGACTTTGGGTTTAAATATGATACATTGAAAAATGTAGATTCTACAAGACATCTTATATTGCCAGGTAATCATGACAATTATAATACTTGTTATAATTATCCTCATTTTTTGGGAGACTATGGATATACAAGTCTGAACAGAATAGAGTTCTTTTATTATCGTGGTGCTTATAGTATTGACCGACAATATCGTACTATCGGTATTGATTGGTGGGAAAATGAGCAAGTAAGAATCGAAGATTTTATGAACGCGAGGGAACTATATCGTTTAAAAAAACCAGACCTTGTAATAACTCATGATTGTCCACAGGATGTCGCTGCTCAGATGTTACATATGGGTCAAAGAACATATGAGAATATAACCAGTTGGGCTTTGCAGGAGTTATACAATATTCACCAACCAAAGTTGTGGTTTTTTGGTCATTGGCATAGGTCTAAGACTATTCAACATGGAAAGACTAAGTTTATGTGTTTAGATGAACTGGAAACTTACCAGTTGACCAAAGATGAACTGCTGGTATAATAACAATGTTGATGCCGAAAGGTTGGGATCGCGGGTATTCCCACAATCAACTTCCGTAGAGTTTTATGATCCTAATTTTCTGTATCGACTGAAAAAGAGATTTATCATACAATGAACCAAACTCAAAAAGACAAAATACTTGAAGTTATCAAGTTATGTAATCAAAAAATCAAAAAACAAAAGGATCATGAATCTTCTGCTGGATATGGAGAAGATTATACTGATGGAAGAATTGTCGGTGGTGCTGCGTTAGCCCGACGAATATTAGAGATATTAAAAGGATTTGAACTATGAATCCTCATAGAAAATATAAGAGTTATATGCAAGCATCAGACCTTTTACTAATAACTTTGCCAATTATTCTGATACTATTTGCTGTATTTGGTCTGAATCCAATTCATAAAAAGAATACGGAGAAACTACCCCAAAACAAACCAATTGATAGACAAAAGATAAGTACCGATAATATTACTGGCAATGTTGAAAGTATTCATCCTTGGGGACGAACAGAAGTTGTTCCCATGAAAAGCGTAGAGTTAGAATACTTTGAATATTGTGATGAATGGGTTATGTATGGAGAGGTAGTTCAACCAACTGGACGTAAAGGTTATTTTATGCCGGTAATGAATGGTAGACTTAATTTTAAGGCTAGTAAACATCTTACTCAAACTTGGGTTGAACATGAAATAATTGATACAATGTCTATAGAAAAACCAGAAACTTTTGAGGAATTTAGAGTAGCAGATATTAGAGCAGAAAAAGGAAAAATTATTAACATTCTATACAAACACTACAGACTTGACAATAACAAAACTTGGAGTATAATAGCCGTTTGGGAGGCAAAGTTTAATGAAAACCTATAAGAAAAAAACAGTTAAAGTTCTTGACAAGATTCATTGTGATTGTTGTGGAGAAAATTGCTCCAAAGATATAGACCATGAATATGCTGAACTAAGTGCTACTTGGGGATATTGTTCCAATCAAGATGGTACTCAATATGATATTCAAATTTGTGAAAATTGTTTTGCTGAAGTATTAAATTACATTAAAGACAAACGACGAAAAGTTTTAGGCCCATTTAATTTTCCATATGAAAAAGACCCATTAGAAGGGAAGTGTTATTTTCCATTATGAAAGCCACATTTAATTTTGATCTGGATATTCCAGAAGATAAGGTTCAGTATGACATAATGAACCAAGCACAAAAATCTCAGCGTATGTTGTGGCAATTTAGTCAACAATTACGAGAGTGGGAAAAATATGGTCATCAGTTTAATAGTGCTGATAATGCTGTATATAGTATAAGAGAAGAATTCTATAAGATGCTCAACAATTACGAAGTAAATATTGATCTATAATGTTTAAACTACTTAAAAGAAGTCGAATCAATTACTGGAGTTGTTCAAACTTCGCTAATCTTATTAGAGGCGAAGAAAAACCTTGTGCTTTGCCTTGGGACGAATGGGAAACTTGGCGACAAGAATCAGCAAAGAAACATCCTTATCGTTATTGGTTAGCAGAAAAAGGACTGGATTTTTTGCAAGACATTGTGAATCTTCCAATGGATATTTATCATACTATAGAAGTTTATATTCGCAATAGATTCATTGATAAACTTCATTATCTTCGTACAGGATTAAAGCCTGGAGAGTATTATGATCCTGACTATCGTATTCTTCATGGATTGTTCAATGAGTTGGTTATTTTTGTTGAGAGTGAGCAGGCTCATTTGATGAAAGCATATCCAGAACGAAAATATAAGTTCGTTAAAGGACGATGTAAACAAGCGGGTTTGGATTATCTAAACTGGGCAGGTCAATTAAAACTGAATGAAGATTATGGTTTCAATCCAGACGATGAAGATTATAATAAGCCAACAGCACAGGCTATAGACTCTCAGAAGATTTTACAACTTTACAATTGGTGGTTGGATAGAGATTATAGGGCTAGTCCATACGATTTGTTTACCAAAGAGAAAGACGGTAAATATTACTATCGTAAAATTGATGAGATGGAACATAAGTATGATGAAGAAGATACTGAAAAACTAATTGAACTAATTAAGATAAGGAGTTCGTTGTGGACTTAGAACAACATCTGATTAATAATGAACGCATTGTGACTAAATGTAAAACTAGCGACATTTACTCTCAAAATCTTTACGCTGCTCTTTGTAACAATCAATTCTTGTATGGAGATAAAGAATGGACTTGCTCATGGAGAATGAGTGGTGGAATAATTGCTGATATTAGAGATCGTGGAGAATCATATTTAGATTTTTATTGTTCTGGAATTGGTGGTGAAGAAGGAGATGTTGGAGAAGGTTTTGTTACTGACGAAATTAAACTTGATCTAATGATGATGGGCTGGACAGTAAGAGATCATGATGAATATATGAATGCAAGTCGTAAACTTTTAAAAGGATTAAATAATGAAGAAGAAAGTTTCTAAAAAGAAAAAACCCGTCAAGCAAAAGATTGATGTTGTAATAGAGTCATTAGTTCATCTTGAAAAAAGAGTGAAGGAACTAATAGATGGAGTAAAAGATTTGCATACACAAAGGTATTATCATCCATACAACGCCGAACCCAAAAAATATTGGCCCAACTGGAATCCACCAGAGTATAACTAATGACGAGTTTAACAACTGAACAAAAGTTTGCTATCTTTTGGTGTTTCAATAACGCTATGAAATATATGGAAATTGATGAATATGATTCTGACAAAAATATGGTTGTAAACGGAATCAATATTAATGAAACTATTGCAGAATTACTAAAGGACAGATTATTTGTATGAGTATTGATATTAATAAAAATGAAGCATGGAAGATACTGGATGCTCTAGCATCCTATAAAAAAGACTACGCATTAAGTGGGGCGGTTGTTAAAATAATCGACTCTGCTATTAAGAAAATGAAGGATTTTGTAAATGAAAATTAATAACAATACCCATATAACTATGAGCGAGGAAGATGTTAAGGATGCTATTATAAAATATCTTTATCAAAACCAAGGAGTGAGCGGAATATTCAATGTACAATTTAAGTTAGGTTACGCAACAAATGGACTTGGTACAGAGTGTTCTTTTGATGGAGCAGAAATAATGGTGGATCTAAATGAAAAATGAAACAATCAACTTTATCCTAATCTGTGTAGCATATTTCTCTATAGGATTAATACTGGCAGGGAATTATGTTCAAGATAAAACATTAAAAATCACACAGGATACTCTGGAAACTCTTATTAAAATTGAAATGGTAACTGAAAAACAGTTTAGTAATTTACAAGATAGAGTAAAGGAATTAGAAGATGATGGCTCAAGAAGAATCGCCAATATTAGGAAGTAGTATAAATGATGGAGTTAATGCTCCTTTTGCTGATTTGTATTTATTAGATTTTCCGGAGTGGTATGATGTCGAATAAAATTTCATTTAAAGATTTTCTACAACTTGCTGACGATACTTATAATCATTACTCTTTTGAGTTAAGATATGGTCAAACTATTATGAATACTCTATATAGTGTCTGGCCTGAAAAATACAAAGAATTAGTAGCAAGCAAAGAAGATTGTTTTTATGATGACAGTATGGTTAAGTTAACGCTAGATAAGTTAGAAAAAGCATGGACATAGACGATTATATTAATTCTCTGATAAAGGATAATGAGAACTTAAAAAATACTGTTGAGTCTCTTAAAAATGAAATAAGAACTCAACGAAAAGAAATTGCTGTTCTTAGAGAAGAAAGGAGGCTTATTCTAGACAAAGATAAAGGACCGAATGTTATAACATGGAAAGAAAATAATAACGATTAATTTCAAGGAGGAAAAATATGAAAAAGCTTATTTTAGGACTAATGTTTGCAGGATTGATCGCTGGAGTTTGTGAGGCACGACCAAGATACTATTCTAATAATGGTAATAAGGTTTATTCTTACACAAATAACTCATCTGGAAATAACTCAACAGCACAAGGTGTTGCGGAAATTATGGCATCAAGAGGAACTGTGGGTCATTTTGGTGGAAATTCTGGTTATGAAGGATGTGGTAGCGGATTTTCTCAGCAACAAGCATATGGGAATTGCTGTTTCGCTAATAGTGGCATGACAACAGTAGATGTTGGTTATGCTCAAGGCAAAGATGGAAGATGGTATTGTTGCCGACGATATTCTAGGTAATTTGTACTATCTAATCTATCAAGATTGATTTGACTAAGGGGGGCTGCGGAGCATTTTTCCGTAGCCCCCTAAAGTCTTGACAACGGATTGTCGATATGGTATACTAAAGAGAACCATTGGAGATAATGTATGAATACTATTGAGGCAATTTGGACGATTCAAAGTAGTTTGGTTGAAAAAGACAACACCATTAAGAATATGGAAGAAAGAAATTCTGCTCTAACAAAAGTTGTGGCTGCTGTTAGATCAAATTTGGAACGTGCTATCAAGGGACATATTCCTCTTAATCAAGCAGTATACGACTCTGTTGACCTTTGCAGAGCAAACTTTAAATACATGGACTACAGTTCGGGTCAGATTAAACAAGACCCGCCACTGACCGAATCGGATAAGATTTTAAAATGAAGAATAATGACCAATTAAAACAATTTATCAGTGAAATAGGATTTGATAGAACACTTCAGTGTTTGATTGAAGTGCTTGATGATTCTATACATAATGAGAATATTATTCCTTTATGGAAACTAAAGGTTGTCGAGTATCTGGAGCAGGCTTATGATGGGTACATGAACCCTGACAACGACCCATCATACGAAAATGCTTAAAATAAAAAGTCAACCATATAACAGCGTCTGGATAAGTGCCGATTCTCAAGAAGAATTGGGGCGAACTTTTATTCGTTTCCAAGAATATTATGAAAGTCCCAACCCGGATTTTAGAGGTAAAATATTCACATTAGGAATGGTACGACAGTGGTATTCTGTTCAATATGGTGCTGATACTTATCATCATGATTGGACAGGATTTAACTTTCCAAGTAGAATATTGCTTCCATTTAAGCAAGGACTATTTGATCCGTTAACTAGTGAAGAAATCGAGTTGTTAAATCTGTTTAAATATCGACATGATAACTTTTACATTATGGGCGCTCAAAATAACGCTACTTTAAGACATGAATTATCTCATGCTCTTTATGATTCTAATGAAAAATATAGGAACGAGATTGATTCTTACATTAAAAAGAATAAAAGAGGACTAGCAAAAACAAGAAAGTATATTCTTGATAAAGGATACGCTGAAGAAGTCATAAATGATGAGTTGCAGGCTTATATTACAGATAATGATGATCAAACTATTATAACCAATACTGATCCTAATATTATTTTAGGCATAAATAAAATATACAAGAAATATAGGAAGTCATAATGATTGAAGATGAGGACTTTAGTGATGAAGAAAAAAGTTACCATGAATGGGTAAGTAAGAATCTCTCCTTTATCAGTCAAAATAAACAAAGTGTTAATGTTATGAAAAGATTATATTTGGAAGGTTTTGCTGCCGGATGGCAATACCGAAAAGAATATGACGCAAGAGAATGGCTACAAAAATGAGTCCAAATTATGATCCTGACTGGAATCCAGATGACTATGATATGACTCTTAAATATGAGCCAATGGATCAATCTAAAATTTCTTTTATCCTAGCGATGTATCAAAAGGAACCAGTATTAGACTATATCAAACAGTTATGGAAACTTATTGATTATCAAAAACAAGAAATTTGGAAACAAAGAAAAGAAATTATCTCAGTCAAGCATAAAATAGCATGGAAACATTATGACAAAGAAATAGACTATGCTGATCCTGTAAATAGAGTCAATACTAATAAACCAAAACGTACAGATGAAATGGGTTGCTAAATGTTTAAGATTACAGAAGTAAAAAGTTGGGCTAAAACTTGGGGTTATTCTATCATTAAAGAGAAAGATGATAGTGTTAATGGTGCTAGTTATTACTGGTGCAAAAACGACGATCCAAATGCTACAGGAGTTGCTCTTAGTGTGAGTAAAGTTGCAACCGCTATTTATAATCATATGACTAATGATAAATATGTAGAACATCAAAAACAATATCAAGAGAAAAAAGATGATACAAAATTCTCAACAGCAGAATAATGATATTGAAAATCAATGTTTAGTACCAGTTGTTGTTACTGCTCCTATAATAAATGGTATAATTGGTGGAATATCCAGTGTAATTACTGCTTATTTTTTTAAGCCAGTATGGGAAAAAATAACAAAATTATGGAAAAATAAGGATAAATAAATGAGTCAAGTAAAATTAGTTAGTGTTACTCCAGATGCTGAAAAATTAATGGCCTATTGTGCGAGAGTAAGTAATCCGAATAATCAAAACAACGATAACTATGCTAAACTTTTAAAGTATTGTATTGATCATAAGCATTTTTCCATATTCGAGCAAAGTTTTATGACTGTGGAAATTAATACAACTAGAGGTCTTGCTGCCCAAATTCTACGACATAGATCGTTCACTTTTCAGGAGTTTAGTCAACGATATGCAGATGCGACATTATTGAGTGAAGAAATTCCATTATTTGAACTTCGTCGCCAAGACAATAAGAACAGACAGAATAGTATTGATGATATTGATCATGAAATAGTAGTTAAGTGGAATACTCAAATAAGAGAACATTTTTCAAAAGCAAAAGCGATATATGATAGCATGATTAAAGACGGGGTGGCTAAAGAGTGTGCCAGATTTATACTGCCATTAGCAACTCCAACAAGACTTTATATGAGCGGAACAGTTCGTTCGTGGCTACATTATATTGAATTACGTTCTGGTCATGGTACTCAAAAAGAACATATGATTATTGCTAATGAATGTAAGAAAATTTTTGTTGAACAATTTCCTACTATTGGAGAGGCATTAGGATGGACACTTTGACCATTAATATTACTCCAGAGATTTATCAAGAAGCAGAACAACGTAATCTGTCTTATAAAAACAAATATGGAAATACTGGCACTCATAGATTAAACAAAGATCGTCAAAGAATGACGGGGTATCTAGCAGAAGCCAGTATTAGATCGTATTTTCCTCAACTAAATTATAGCGATAATGATAATGTAGATTTCATAATTGATTCAATAACAATTGATTCAAAAGCACAAGGATGTAATACGAAACCATTAGATAATTATGTTGGAACACTTTATGAAGAACAAAAAGCAAGAGATGTAGATTATTATGTTTTTAGTAGAATAAAAAATGATTTTACCATCGCATGGATATGTGGGGCTATTTCAAAAAAAGACTTTTTCGATCTTTCGACCTTAGTAAAGGCTGGAACGACCAATAATAATTTTACATACGATCAAAGTAGGTATGAGATACAATATAATAAATTAATAGATATCAAGTCATTTCTTAACCAGATTGGATCATATAATGAAACTGTTTAATATTACTGCTCAGGTTTATAAGAATAATGATCTTTCAAAACAGAATCTATTAATAAATGAGGTTCACGATGGCTTGTCCTCTGAAGAAGCATTAAATAATTTTAAGCTTCATTTTCCTTCCATAGAATACTCTTTAGTAAAAATCCTATCTGTTGAACAAATTTCTAAAGTTTTTGCTTGACTGTAGCCGATGCTTGTGGTATGCTGGTCAAAAACGAGGAAACTATGCGTTACGGATTGTGTTGTATTTCGCTCAAACTTAAAGAGCAGGGTATTGGTCATCAGACCATGACTTTTAAACGCTTCAATTCTCTGCCGCGAGAAGAAGCCATAGCAATACTTGGAGATAGGATTCTTAATAATCTTATTACTACTCGTAAAACTATTGAGTTTTGCGGACAAAGTGACTATGTTTATCGTGTTAGTAGCGATATTTTTCCTCTCATTACTTATGATGAGGCTAATGTAAGTTTGGAAGATTTGCCAAACCATGATGAAATTCAAGATGAGTTTGATAATATTGCACAAAGCATTATTGATAGTAATGTAAGAGTTTCTGCACATCCTTCTGAATTTAACAGTTTGTCTAGTTTGACTCCTAGAGTTGTTGAAAAGACTATTACAGAATTGAATTTCTATAGTAGTTTTTTTGACAGAATCGGACTGCCAGCAGATACTAATTCACCAATGAATCTTCATGTTCATAATAATAACGGAACCAGAGAAGAAATCTCTCGTCGTTTTTACGAAAACTTTAAGCGTCTTGATGAAAATTGTCAGACACGACTTACTATTGAAAATGATGATAAACTTAATTGCTGGAGCGTGAAAGAACTGGTTGATATTTTTCATCCTATTACTCGCATCCCAATCTGTTTCGATTATCTGCATCATAAGTGTCATCCTAATAATTTGACAGAGTGTGAGGCTATTAATATGTGCTTTGACACTTGGCAAACTCGTCCATTATTTCATTATAGTGAGAGTAGGCTTGGAAATAATCCAAGGGCTCATTCTGATTATTCAGAAAATGCTTTTAATACTTACGGACTAGAATTTGATGTGGACATGGAACTAAAAGCAAAAGACTTGGCTATAGAAAATCATATAGAAATTACTAAAGGGGTTGCAGTATGAGTCATAATTTAATTTTAATCACAGGACTAATTTATATCTGGGTGGCTTTTGAGCAAGGAATCTTGCACAAGAACTATGGTATGCTTATTACATATATTGGCTATGCTTTTGCAAATATCGGCTTATATATGTTAGCATCAAAATAAGGACAAAACAATGAAAGAACCAGTAAGAATAAAACTAACAGACTCCCCAGAAAATAAAAAAGTTAATCTAACTCCTTTACCTTCATTAGAAGATAAATATTTTGACAGAATGGATGATGATGTTTACATAAAACCATTGGAAATATATGAAGATAATCAACAAAACAATACGCAAAGCATATCAAAATTGGAATCCGAATCGTCTGATTAGATGCTACCACTATGCTGCCGCATTTGATGGAACCAAACTAATTTGTTTCACCCAAAACAACCCGATTAAGACTCATACTGGTGCTTATAGAATCGGTGAAGATTTTAATCTGGAAAAATATAAGGAGTTCCCATATTATCATTCTGAATCTCGTCTTATTTCTAAACTTTTGGATAAGTATAATACCATTGATTCTAATTGGTCAATTGTTGTATTGCGTATCAACCGAAAGGGACTTATTTTAGGAAGTAAACCTTGTAAAAATTGTGATAAACTTCTTAATGCTGTAGGATTGAATAGTGTCTATTATAGTACCGACGATGGGAATTTTATTGACAGTGTTGGAAATTTGATTGAAGGCAACGAGTTGACAATGCCGATGGTTATGGTATAATCCGCTATACGGAGGCTACCTATGAATTGTATTTATTGTCAAGAAAATGTTGGATTTGATCGCTACGAGTTTCTGGTTGAAACTGGTCGCAAAATGATTTGCAAGGATTGTAGTGTAGAAAATCGTGCTGTGGGATTTATGGATTGGGGACATAAAACTGCACCTAGTCTTGTTATGGTTCCCGCTAATGCTACACAAACTATTCGTAAACTTGATCGTGCCAACAGGAGAGCAAGATGAAAAATAATATGACTTGGTTACAACTGTATAACTTTCTTTATGAACGAGCAAACGATATTAATAATCCCGGCAGTTTTCCTTGGCAAGAAAATGTGCAAGTATTTGATTTTGAAACTCTAGAATATTATCCTACTGATTTTATTCAAATGCCGGATAATAAAATTTCTTTGAGTATTGATACTTCTAACACAAATATGGAGACTGTTTAAAATGGATTTAGAAATTGAAAGCCTCTTGTTTAAGCAAGTTGAAAAGCCTAAAAATCATCTTATGACTAAGATTATTAATGTCTGGGAGAATCGCTATCGTATTAATGTTTATACTGAAATTTTTGATGAAACCATTCAACTAACCAAGCGTAAGATTAGTGCTAGTTATTTTTGTCATTATAGTTCCGGTAAACTAGAAATAAAGGATAGTCCAAATGGATCAGGAATTACAGCAACAACTATTTGATAAATATCCAGACTTTTTCAGTAATAAAGATAAAAGTCCTATGGAAAGTTGTATGAGTATGGGTATAGAGTGCGGAAATGGATGGTATGATCTTATAAATTCAATTTGCCAGATAGTAGAGAGTCTTAATAAGAATATCAAAGATAGAAATAGACTTATTGCTGGTAACAATGAAACAATTATTGATTTCAAATTTGATCAGATTAAAGAAAAGTTTGGCGGACTTAGGGCTTATTATTCTGGTGGAAATGATTACATTCGTGGTTTGGTTACTATGGCTGAAACGATGAGTTATAAAATTTGTGAAGTTTGTGGGAATAAAGGAAAAGCAAATAAAAGTGGCTGGATTATCACACTTTGCGATGGCTGTAGAAAATCTTAAAGAAACCGACTTGACAACGCCGATAATCTTGTTATACTTGGAGCATAAGGCTTAACAAACGCACCGGAGATAAATAAAATGGGTAAGGGACAAAAGGCTTGTGAGAATTGTGGTCAAACTACTGGCCCCCGTGCTTATGCGTGTAAGAAGTGTAATACTCCTTTCGTCTTTAAGGCAAAGAGTAAGGAACATAAAAATACAAGGGCTATCCAGAATGTTAATTGGCGTGAACTGGTAAAGGGAGATAGAATTAAGGTTGGTGGCGGGCCTTATTTTTTTAGCAAGGGGGAGTTTATCCCTATGGGCTATAGGGGTAAGTTTGTGGTTGAATCAGTAGATAAGAATGGTATTCTTGCTTGGGGCATTGACAAGAACGCTGGATTTGCACATATTTATATGGCTGGAGATATTCAGAATAAGGAAACTGGTGTTTGGAAAACCAAGCACAAGTTGATCAAATTGAAGCAGAGAGAGCAGGCCGTATGAGTTTAAGTCCTCAACAAAAAGAAGCACTAGAAAATCTATATTCTCATAGAGATCATATAGAAGATCATCTCAATAAAATTGACACTATTTTAAAGATGTCTTTTCCAAAAGAATATGCTCTAGCCTATCAGCATTGGTTGCCACAAATAAAAACTGGCCTAAGAGATAATACTAAATGGCTTCCTAGAGGACAATACTCAATGGACTATACTCTAAATAGTTTAATTGACCATGTGATTAATGATTTGGATAAAGGTGTAAGTAAGTATATCTAATAAATTACTTTTTGGAGAGTATGAACATGAGCGACGTTTATGCGATTACTGATCTTGAAGGATACGCCACAGAAATGCGTGAGGCTGCGGCTAAAAGTCTATCACAGTCTTATGAAGAAAATCTTGATGATTTTATTAGCATCGGACAAATGATTAATCTTGTAAATAGCGAATGTGTTGGATTCGATAATAAAGATCGTCCGTTACTCAATGAAGATGCAAATGAAACAATCTATGAGCGTACTGTAACATGGATTCATAATGTTGGATTGGCAAAACTCGCTGCTAAAGGATTGGTAGAATGTGCTTGGGATGAAAAAAGCAACGAGATGGTTTTTTGGGCTAATCCAGAAATCACAAAAACAACAAAGAAAAAGAGAAAATCAAATGACCAATCCATCAAACGAAGAAATAAGAAGAAAGATTCGTGATCTAGAAGATAAGATTCATGATTGTAAAGCATATATCTCATCTGATTTTTGTGTGAGTTGTAATGAGATGTATGAAAATATTAAAAAGTATGAAGCAGATATTAAATCTCTCAAGGAATTATACCACAACGACTAAAAAAATATTCTCAAGAGTTGACAAGCCGCTAGTCGATGATATAATGGTGGCAGGACGGTGATTGATCTTTAACAATACGGGGCGGAAGGTAAGCCGGTTGCATCCGACACTCTTATAAGGTGTTCATAGGTTGGTTCGACTCCAACTCGCCCTATTTTTATTTTATAACTTGCTATAAAGAATAAATTATCTATTATTTGAATAGAGTAAAATTCATTATAACAAGCAAGGAAATTTTATGACTCATCGTTCATTATGCTGTATGCCAATAGTAACTCTTTTATTTGGTCTATTAGTTTTATCGGTTGGTTTCAATTTTATATTCGTTGAAAAAATCAATCAACTACATCATATCGTTAATAGTACAACTTCGCCAGTAGATGATGACGAACTGAAGAAATTGATGGAAGAAGTTAAAAGGCTATCAAAGCAAACATATACTTCAGGCACTAAATACGATATTAAAACTAGAGAACCGATACAAAATGATTTCTGAAATTATATACGATAGAGAATGGACATTAAAATATTCTCTATTTAATAGAAAATGTTATTTTAGTGGACAATCTTTAAGGTTTCAACCATGTTATGTTGGAAGAAAAAAGATTCGTTCATTATTGTCAAAAAGGTATCAGAATGATGATATTTGGATAAGTAAAGAACACTATCTGGATATGATTAAGAATGGAATGGTGTAACTTATGATAACCTTCCTTCATATTAGTTAAGTAACTAACCCGCCTAAAAGAAAGATTATCATGAAATACAGACTTCTGTTTATATGTCTATTATCAGTTTTATTTGCTTCTTTAACAATGAATGTTATTCATTCAGAATCTTTGGAGGCTGTTAAAGAAGTTAATAAGATCAATGATATGATACATACAAAAATGGTCAGTAATCTACACGATAGATTGATTGAACTGGAAAACTAAGGGGGCGAAAGGTATCGACAGGTAAATAGAGATATGGATGGCATCGACTGGTTGAATAACAGGCCAGTATAAAAGTTATTCAAAAAATGTTAATTGGCGAAGTAAATCTCGCTCTCGCTGCCTAATTAATTAGGTACGAGTGGGGCTATATGGGCCTTATTACCCAATCATATTGACTCAGATAATTCTGATAAGGAAGTCTAACCCGAAAACATAGGCAATGATCGTAATCGATCTGATGAAGATAATTCTTCTAGGTTTGTCTAATGTCCAAATTACAATAGACTAACGATGTAGATGTTTATATTGAAATTACTCTGGACGCGATTTTCAAAGATCGCCGCCTCCACCATATTTTTATCGCCTCCATTGCTATTTTTGGTGTATATAGTAATGGAGGTAATGCTATGAAAACAATAAGTTTAATGTGCCATACTTGTGGAAAAACTATTTCCAAACCCAAAAATGAAATAAATAGACAGTTAAAAAATGGGAGAACAGAATTTTATTGTAATTTAAGTTGTTCTGGAAAAAATAAAAATAATATTGAACATTTAAAAAACTTCAAAGACAATTTCAAAAATATAAGATATATAAAACAGACAGATGAATATTCTAATTTTAGATGGTACATGAAAGTTATAAGAAAAAGTTCTAAAAGAAAAAATCAAAAACATAATGTCAATTGTCAATATCTTAAAGATTTATGGGAAAAGCAAAATGGTATATGTCCATTTACACATAAAAAATTAGATTTAAGGACACATTCAAAAGATAGTCTTAAAAATCCATATTCTGCATCTATAGATAGAATTGATAATACTAAAGGATATATAGAGGGAAATATTAGATTTGTCGCTTTAATATACAATTACGCAAGAAATACTTTCTCAGATGATGAGGTAATGGATTTTTGTAAAAACGTGTGGAACAGACTTGACAATGGCTTCAATGCCAACGCCTCCACTTTATTATGATTAGAAAAATTTGTTCATACTGTGGCAAAAGGAAAAACTGTAAAAGTTTCCCCAAGCATAGTATGTATAAAGATAATCTGGATAGTAGATGTAGAAGTTGTGTTAAGAAACAAACTAAAGTTCGTGGAAAACTTCACAAAAAAGCCCCTCCTCGCCCAGAGGTATGTGAGTGCTGTAAAAAAGCCCCATTAAAATGGTGCTTGGATCACGATCATTCTGATGATTCTTTTAGAGGATGGCTCTGTGATAGGTGTAATACTGGCATAGGTAAACTTGATGACAATTTAAACGGTGTAATTAAGGCTGTAAACTATTTAATTATGGCAAAAAATAGGAAACAGCAAAATGATAACAATCCATAGTTTTTTCCCTAATGATATTTCTAGCATCAGGGCTAATACTTTATCAGCAAGTAAACAAGCAGAATTGTCAAATAAATTCTTAAAAAAGCATCAATATACTACAATATTATATACTGACGCAGAAAGCATATCTTATTTTAAACATATACCATATGATGATATAAGAATATTAGATTTAAAAGATTATCAATTACCAAATACTTTTGACTTTTGGTCTGTTACTAAACTTGTTTCTTGTTTGTCTGTTAATGAGCCATTTTATCATGTAGATTTAGATTTATTTTTAGTAGAAGATATTATACAACAATATAAAAATGAACCCTTTATAGCTTTGCATTATGAACCATGGATCAAAGATTGTTTTTTTAGTAAGTTGCCTAAAGATAAAATAGACGAATGGTTTAATATAGATAATGACATTGCTCAATGTTATAATTTTGGTATTTTTGGCGGAATGGATCATACTACCATTAAAAACAGCATAGAACATCTAATAACGGGTGTTAATACTCATAATAATGAGATAACTGAATTTTTATCAACACTAGAAACAGACGGATATAATTGGAAGACATCAGTGTTTTTAGAGCAATATATATTGCCATCAATTATTGCGAAAAAATTGAACGTACAGAATTTACCAGTTTTAGTACCAGAATCCATAACAGCAAAAGGTGAAATCGGAATCAGACACAGACTTAAAAAACATAAAATATTACATTTGTGGGGATTAAAGAATACGTTTGAAGAATTTATGGGACTAAATTTATTTTTAGATATGATAAACAAATATTATTTATAACATATGAATATTCCAATATTTTGTATTAATCTTGAACGAGCAACAGAAAGAAAATCTTTAATACAGAAAGAATGGATAGATAAACTAAATTTAGATATTGTTTTTTGGAAAGGTTATGATAGAAAAAATATAACAAATAATAAATTTATATATCCATATGATAAAAAATTAGCAATAAGTTTTATGGGCAGACAACTGAGCGAAGGAGAGATAGCATGTGCTACAAGTTTTTGCCTTCTCTATGAGCACTTATTAGAGAATAATTATGAAGAAGTAATTATTATGGAGGATGATATAACTCCATTAATAAAAAACAAAGACGAATTATTTAATACAATATCTGAGGGAAAAAAAGAATTTCCTACAGCAGATATGATGCTTTTACACGAATATCCACACGCAAATAAGAAAAAAGTCTATAGTATAAAAAAAGAGATATTTTCAATGTGTGATGAAAGTCCATGGGGGAATCAATTATTTTATACAAAAAAATTAGCAATATTAGAACTTTATTTATTATTAAGAACCATGTCTATGCCAGCAGACCATCCTCAGAGACAACTTTCTAGTCAACAAAGAGTGATTATAGTAAACAAAGCATTATGTCATCACGAATGGACTGGGCCAAAATCTACAACATATATTGGTAACGAATACAGAAATTCAAATAGAAAATTTATTGATAATTAAATATGAATAAAAATATTCTTATCACAGGAGGTGCTGGATTTGTGGGGTCAAATCTTGGAAAAAGATTATATTCTTTAGGATGTTCTGTAGTGTCTATAGATAATTATTCTACCGGATCAGAAAATAATCACACAGAAGGCATAGAATATATTAAGAATGACATTATATCAACCATAGATTACCATAGATATGGTAAGTTTGATGCTATAGTTCATTGTGCAGCAAAGGCCAGGATAAAACAATCTTTTATTGACGATAAAGAATATTTCCATACTAACATTCTTGGGACATATAATATTACAAAGTATGCTGCTCAAAATAGTATTCCAATAGTTTATATTGGAACAAGTTCTCATCATAGCGGCAAATTTAGTAATCCATATACTTTTACGAAAGATGTTGGAGAAGACATAATAAGACTATATCAACAAAATTTTAGTTTATTAGCATCTATTGCTAGATTATATAATGTGTATGGACCGAATGAATTGATGGATGATAATGGAACATTAATTGGTAAATGGAAATATAATTATAAAAATAATTTACCTTTTATCATTTATGGTGATGGATCTAAACGCCGTGACTTTACTCATGTTGATGATGTATGTGATGCAATAATTAAAATTATAATAAATCTCAAATACGGATTTGAATTTGAATTAGGCAGAGGTGAGAATTATAGCGTATCTGAAGTAGCAGATATGTTTCAATACAATAATATAATATACAAACCAGATTTGGTTGGAGAAGCACCAACTACTCTGGCAGAAAATAATGAAACAAAAACCATTTTAAATTGGAATCCAAAAAATAATTTATCAGTATATATAAAAAGCATTAAATAATTTATGAAACAATTTTGTAATCTAATCTATAATACAAATCCAACTATTTTTCATGCTCATGGAATACCACAAAAATCCCCTTTGTGGCAAAGAATTAAAGATTTATGTAACAACGATGTTTTTATACCTCATAATCTACAAATAGTCACATTTAATAATGGATCATCACACTGCAATAAAGATGTCGGGAGTTTAGAGAACTCAATTCAAAATAGATGCACAGTTATGGGAGCCGATATAAAAAAATGGAATAATATTCACAAAATATCACTAATAATAGATTACTTAAAGTCGAATCAGACCGATTATGTTCTCAGTATGGATTCCTCAGATGTTGTTGTTTTTTGTTTGGACGAAATTATAGAAAAGTTTTTATTGAAAAATTGTGATATTCTGTTTAATGCCGAAATAAATTGTTGGCCTAAAGATTATAGCGATGAAAAAAAATGGTTTCGTGAACCCTTTTGTTATTTAAATGCTGGAGCGTGTATCGGCAAAAAAGAATCAATGCTTAAATTTTATAGCCAGTGCCTATCTTTTGTAAAGGTCGAAGATTACTCTGAACAAAAAATTGTTAAACAAAATTTTTATAAATGGTACCCTAAAATTTTAATTGACGATAATTGTAGTATTTTTCAAACACTTAACGGAACAACCGAAGACATATTACATATCCCATGATAAATACAGTTTTAGCATCATATTTCTGTTCAACGCCTGATCCTTTATCCCTTAATGATTATAGAAAACATGTTGTTAGAGATGATCAAAGGATAGATTTTTGGAAAAATGATTATACTCTAATACTTCCACTAATTGATAGTGTTCTAAAAAATGGATCTAATATTGTTGTATTCCATGATTGTTTTGATAATATTCCGAATATAGATGGTTGTTTATGGGTAAGAATTGAAAACAATGAAAAATATACTCCAACAACATATAGATGGTTTGTTTATTATGAGTATTTAAAAAAACATAAATTTTCAAATTTATTTATGGTTGATAGTACCGACGTGCTTATGTTAAAAAATTATGATATAAAAAATAATACTTTATATTGTGGTAGTGAATATAAAGACAAACTTTTATCTACTTATATGAAAAAAAAATTTAAATATATAACCATATCAGATTTTGATGAAGTATTAAATCAATATAGAGATCATACTTTACTAAATGCAGGTGTAGTTGGTGGAGACTATAACATATGTATTAGATTATTAGAAAAATTAACACAATATCATTCTCAAGTTTCAAAAAATATAAAGATATCTTTAGATATGCCAATTTTTAATTATGTATTATTTAAATATTTTAAAGAGAACATTGATTATGGCATTCATATAAATACTAGATTTTGGTGTAATGAATACAATAATATTTCTATTTGGAAACACAAGTGATCTTATTAAAGAAAAAACTAATAGAAAGTTTATTGAATGAAAATAAATATAGTAGTAACCTGTATAGATCATACAGATAATTATAAATACATAAATATGTTAAAATATTGGATATATAAATATAATAAATCTAATACAGATGCAAACTTAATAGTTCTATCTGACACAAAAACTGACTTATCATTTTTAGACAAAAAAATTGATTGTATTAGATACGATCTAGATTATGATAAAGAGTATCAAGAAATTAAAAAAAAATATATATCATGTAACAATAAATGGTATGACCACAATATGGTAATATCAGATATTTTACGGTTTGGAAAAATGCCAGCAATGTTTCAAAATTTATTAATTATTGATTTAGACGCTATTGTGGAAAAAACAATAAATATTCCTGATGATATCGTATCAAAACCAATGGCAGGATGTGATCATGGGGAGTACAGCAAAAAATTAAATGCTGGATTTACATATATTAATACTAATTTAGGGCCCGAACTTTTAAATAAAGTAATTAATACCAATTTAAATTATCCTTGGCTTTGTGAGGATCTTATATCTGAGATATGGATCGATAAATATTATCATAAACTACCCCCAGAATATAATTGGTTAGTAGGCTTATATGGATTTAACCCTAAAGCATATGTTAATCATTATTGGAACCATAGATATCCTAAATTTTTTGCAAAAAAAATGCTAGAATATAAAGTTAATAATTTCATAAAAGGAAGTCAAATTATATGAGCCGTCTTGAAGAACTTTTAAAATGTAAAAGAATGGATTACGGCTATCCTGTAGACGGTAATTTATTGCATGGATTATATGATTTGGTTTGTGATAATATAACAAAAGACAGCACTATAGTAGAGATAGGTAGTTATTCTGGAATTTCGTCAGAATTATTTGCATTATTCTGTAACAAATTATACTGTGTTGATATTTGGGAGGGTTTCTCCGCACCGGCAGAAAAAACATTTGATGAGCTAATTATTAAATACAACAATATTGTAAAAATAAAATTAAATAGTAGCAATGCTGCAAAAATTTTTCAGAATCATTTTATAGACCTAGTATATATTGATGCGGAACATAGTTATCATGCTACTAAAAATTATATTCTTTCATGGATGCCAAAGATTAAACCAAATGGAATAATTTCTGGCCATGATTATTATTGGCCAGGAGTAAACCAAGTAGTTAATGAAATATTTTCTAACAAACAGATTAAAATTTATAAAGATGACTCTTGGCTTGTAAAACTTAATAGCGATTGAGTCAAGTTTCTGCTTGACAACGACGATATTGTATGGTATCGTAGAAGGACACAACAAGGAGAAATTGGGAATGATTCACGATTTTAATTATGTTTGGGGAATGGTTCGTGATCTTAGGGCGACCAGTAGCACTATTGATAAGGTGGGTATTATTGAGGATTATTGTGCTGGTGGACGATCTGATCCATCTGCTGCTAATTTTACTAAAAAGATTCTACTCTATACTTATCATCCCGCTTGGCAGTATTTTGTTACGAGTGATAATCTTAAAAAGAAAAGTTCTCTCAGGGGCAAATCTTACAAGAATTTCTTTGATCTTCTGAATGACCTAAAGAATCGTGTTATAACTGGTCACGATGCTATCGGAGCAATACATACTTTTATCGATTCTTGTTCTGATAAGTCGAACATAGAAGAACTAGTTTACTGCATTATCGACAAAGATTTAAAAACCCGTGCTGGGGATAAGATTATTAATAAGGCTATTCCCGATCATATTCCAGAGTTTAGTGTTGCTCTTGCTGATAAGTATGAGCCTAAACTTGTAGACTGGAAAGACTCTTGGTTTGTCTCACGCAAACTAGACGGATTGAGATTGATTGCTGTTGTTGATGAGAATGGTAACTCCACTTTCTTTTCACGAACAGGCAAAGTATTTGATACTCTAGATATTATTTCTGGTGGTATTAAGGCTTTGGGTATTACTAATGTTGTATTTGATGGTGAACTATGTTTGGTAGATGATGATGGTAATGAAGATTTTCAGGGCATTATGAAAGAGATTAGAAAGAAAGACCATACTATTCCTAATCCATCATATAAGATGTTCGACATGATTAGCCATGACGAGTTTTATAGTAAGAAGGGAGAGAAGAATAAGACTTATAGCCACAGATACAATAATCTGAGAGAAGTTATGAAAGAAAATACTTGCGTTTGTCTTAGCGTATTAGGTCAAGAAAAAATTAAAGATGATGAACATTTTCAAGAATGGGTTAAAAAAGCAGCAGATTATGGCTGGGAAGGAATTATGCTACGAGCAGATGAGCCATATAAAGGTAAGCGTAGCAAAGATTTGCTAAAAGTTAAGAAATTTTTTGATGACGAATATGAAGTAGTTGATACTGAGATGGGGCCATTTCGTTATGTTAAAGATGGTGCAGAACATGAGGAGCCTATGCTTTCTTGCGTTATGATTCAGCATAAGGATCATACAGTTAGGGTTGGTAGTGGATTTAGTATTGAACAGCGTCAAGAATTCTACAAAAATCCTAAAAAGATTTTGGGTAAACAAATAACTGTACAATATTTTGAAGAGACCAATAACCAAGATGGAGGTATCTCTCTTAGATTCCCTACTTTCAAAATTCTGCATGGCAAACGCAGAGACACATAAAATTTTAGGTAAAATGTATGGTATTATCTATAGACAATTTTAATATCAACACACATTACGATGTTAAAGATAATCAGATATATAATAATCCAATATTTAAGATCAGTTATTGTATAACTTGTCACAACAGAACATGGCAGTTAAAACAAACTCTTGCTCATAATATTCTAGGTCTTAAAGACGATGAACAAATTGTTTTAGTTAATTATAGCAGTAACGATGGGCTAGACGAGTTTATAAAAACTAATCATATACAAAATATTGTAAACAACAAATTAAAATACATATATGTTTGTGATCAAAATTATTATAATTGCTCAATTGCTAAAAATATTGCTCATTATTTTGCAGATAGCGAATATGTAGTTAATTTAGACGGCGATAATTTTATAGATGAATTTAGAGCAACTATTGATTACACTATTGGTAACTTCAAAAATAACTTTATTCTTCATCTAGCCGTTTTGGAAAAAGATTTTCACGATTCCCATAAACAACTAAAAGGATACGAAGGAAGTTTTGGTAGAATTTGCTGTCATAAAGAAGATTTTATTTCTCTTGGAGGTTATAATGAAAGTTTTTTGCCAATAGCGTATCAAGATTCAGACTTGCTATTACGAGCAATAGCAAAAAAAATGAACTATATTAATATACCTATTAAAACCAAGTGTTTGAAAAATAATAAGAGCATAACCTATAAAACTAAAAACAACCATCAATATTCATGGATCGATTGTAAAAAAATTAACCAATTAATTTCAAATTATAATATCTCTAATAATAAACTAATAGCACCAAACATTATAAAAAATTTTAAGTGCTACTTTAATTTGCATAGTACGCCCGAAAGAATTACTTATAATAATACCAAGGATATAGTATCTGACTGGCAAATAATAGAGCAAACAGAACATACAGAACCATTAGAAATGCAAAATATTATAGAATTTTATAAATACAATGTATTAGACCAAGAATTTGATAGTAAATTTTATCAGACAAATTATCCTGAAACGATCAACTACTATCAGCCATTTTGTTTACAAAATAACGTACCTGAACAACAAAGATTATTTCATCATTATGTCTTATATGGTAAAAAATCTGGCTATCTCAAAAATTTAAAAGACTTTATTCAACAAAATCTTTCTGTATTAGATATGACCAAAATAGATACTGGGGATGTGGATCAAATTTATCCAGTATCCCCCGGTTATGTTGAGCAATATATGATACAAACACAAAATGGTAAGGACATTGCTGCTAAAAGTAAAATAGGCATAGTTTCCTTGGCGAGAAATTGTTCTAAAAATATTATTAAGTCTATAAAAAATATACAAAAAATAATATGTAAAGATTGGAGAATGATAATTTATGAGAATGATTCTATAGATAATACAAAAAATCTTTTACAAAGCGTTGAGGATAATAGAATACATACTATTAGTATAGACGATAATAGCTCCTATTTAATAGACAGATCGCAAACTAGAACAAACAATTTGGCAAGATATAGGAATTTCTGCATAGACTGGATTGATAAAAACTATTCAGATTGTGATTATGTTATTGTTTTAGATTTGGATGCTGATCTTGGTTTTTCTATAGAAGGAATTTATAATAGTATTAGTTGGTTAAGTTCACTAGACGATGCTGGTGGCATAGGATCGTACTCGCCTCTTTTGTCTATAGAAAATAGTAAAATTGTATTTGTTCACTATGATTCGTTTGCTGTTAGAATGAATGATTGGGAACCCATAGTCAATAACAAAGATATTCATAATCCTTGGTTTAAACACTGGCATCCTGTGGTTGGATCAAATCCTGTGCCTATTTATTCTTGTTTTGGGGGTTTGGCTGTTTATAAAACAAAAGCATTTCTTAAAGGAAGATACGACGGTAATTTAGGATCAGAACATATTGCATTTCATAAAAGCCTCAGAGATGAAGGATATAATATGTACTTAAATCCTAGTAGCCGATTTTTTCTATATACAAATCAATGATAAAAAAATATTTTGTAATATACGGAGAAAGAAACAGTGGAACTAATTATTTAGAAACCGTTCTGACTGGAAAATCTTATCATTTATCATATACGTCTTCTTGTTTTGAAACTATTGTAATTAATTCATCAATTGCAGAAATTTATAATGATAAATATGGACACAAACATTTTTTTGGATTTTATGATAAAATAATTAAGAACACAAGCAGTAATATTGTATTCGTTGGAATAGTTAGAAATCCTTATGATTGGATTATGGCTTTAAATAAATCCAAACACCATATTCCTCCAGACAATCAAAATATTGAAAGTTTTGTAAAAAATGAGTGGTATTCTATACAACACAACACAAAACACGTTGACTATGGTAGAGAATTCATGGATGACAGAGATTTTACAACTGGGCATCTTCTTGATAACTTATATGGTTATTCTAATCTACCAAAACGTTACAAAAATATATTTGATATGAGAAGTAAAAAACTTAGATATTTATTATATACAATGCCAACACTAGTAACTAATTATGAACTAATCAAGTATGAAGATTTTATAATGGATCCTACGAGTATACTTACTGAATGGTCTAAAAAATATAATCTTGAATTAAATTCAACATTCATGCCACCAATTAAAAAAGAAGCCTATCCAATACCAGAAGAAATTAAAAAAAGTATCAATGAGGGAGTAGACTGGGAAATAGACAATAAATTAGGATACTATATTAAGTAGGCGAGAACCTTTATGAGTGACGAAACTACAAATTACCAATTCTATACTGACGGATATACTGATGGCTACGCAAATAAAGAATATAATCCATATCGTCTATTAACAAAGGTAACACAAGAAAACGATATAGATATTATGATAAAAGAATATGCTAAAGGATATGAAACTGGTAAATTTAATGCTGAAATAGATGAAAAAAATTATGAATAAACAAGAAAAAAAACAACTCGTTGATTCATATCGCCATTGGTGGCACTCTATAGATTTTGGTGATGGTATAATTTCTCAAGGAGAAAAAAGCACCATTGTTCACGAAAGAGAAAAAACTCAATGGTTTCCAAGTGATTTTTTTAAAGACAAAAGAGTTTTAGACGTAGGAACATGGGATGGATATTATGCGTTTTACGCAGAACAGGCTGGGGCATCAGAGGTTATAGCGGTGGATAAATTTGTATGGGAAGGAACTAGGGGCAGATGTAAACTAGGATTTGATATTGCTAAACAAATTTTGAACTCTAAAGTTAAAGAACATGTCTTATATATTGAAGATATGACGCCTGAAATATTAGGAACATTTGATTCTATCATATTTACTGGAGTTTTTTATCATCTTCAAAATCCTTATTGTGCATTAGAAATATTGGATAAGCTATTAAATAATAATGGAAGAATAATTATAGAAACTACAATGCGAAATTTAGAAATTGATAAACCATTGATGGAATTTCATCCAAAAAAAACATTAAATAATGATCCAACTAATTTTTGGTCACCTAATACATTATGTTTAAGATTAATGTTTGAAGAAATTGGTAATTATGTTGTTGAGAAAATACACGAAGGAAAGCGTGGCATTATGATAGTAAAAAAGGGGATCACGATTTAAAAATCCCATCTATCAGATTCAAGTAGTGGCTCTTGACAAACCGATACCTGTAGTGTAGAATCGTAGCATCGTGCTATTAAACTTTTGGAGAAAGCCATGATTGTTGAGAACTCTGTTATTCCTGTTCAGAATAATACTTTGGATAAGACTAAGGCCGATATTTTCTTTGAGAATTTCCCTAAAGATAAGGTTGTTTCATACAAGGAATACTGGGAGAGTGTTCGTCCTCAGAATGCGGAGGATATTTTTCGTCGCTATCTCTTTGCCTATTGCTCTGTTCATACCACTTGGAAGGGTAATTGCTCAGGATATAATGCTATCAAGAATTTTAACGAGTGGATTGACAATAAAGAGACTCTGCTAAATAAACTCCACAAGAGCGGCGTTGGACTTCACAATAATCGCACCAACTATATTTGGGATTTTAGTGAGAAGTTTTGGGCTAATCCTAAAGACTTTTACTTTACATCTAAGAAGGGTCATGTTAAGAAGCGTGACAGTATTCTGAATAAGATTAGTGGGATTGGTCTTGCTAAGATTAGTTTTGCTCTTGAAATGATTCATCCTAATGAGGCTAGGGTATTGTGTTTGGATGTTCATATGCTTCGTCTGTATGATATGGAACATTTGAAGTATAATAAGAGTAAAAATGGATCAACTACCTATAAAAAGGCTGAACGCCATTGGATGGTGAATTGTGGAAAAAATAAAATCCCATCTTATATTGCCAGATGTGCTTATTGGGATAAGTTGCAGGGTAAAGAAGATTCTCGTTATTGGTCATTTTGTCTTGAATAAATTATATGGAGAAAGACTCCAACCTTCTGTGGATTTGTATTTTCCGCTGATTAGACAACAAATACTACTATGTCTCATATTATATTTTTGTCTTAAATCATATGCTCTACCAACAAAAATAGTTCCATTTTTATGATAGAATGTATGTATAGTAGGATTAATTAAATGAGTCTGTTCAGGTCTTTCTTTTATTTCATTTCGAATATCTACTAATAAGTATTGAATTAATAACAAACCAAAACCATATTTTTGTTTAGCATATTTGAAAGTAGCAGCAGTATTATTATTGAGCCAATAATTTTTTATATCTTGTTTTTGTTTTTTAGTTACATTTTTTGGTTCTTGTCCACCAGCATGATATGTAGAATTGTAGTATTGTTTTCGATTCAGTTTCGCCTTATCCAAAAATGATTGCTCAAGACTAATTAAATTATCCTTTGTACATTTTGCTTCAATATGGAATACAAAATTATTTTTGCCATATTTATTCCACGCTCTTTGAAGATAAATACAGTGATGAATTCCTTTATTTAAATTTTGCTCGTGATGTCTCCATCTGCGAATTATATCACAACTAGAGCCGATATAACTTTTTCCATTAATTTTATTTGATATTGAATATATTCCATGAATCTTATTATTCATATTGACTCCTTGCTAATCGTCTTTGAACATACTATAATAGGTAGTACACCAAAAGACTATTGGAGTTTTGTTCTAGAATGATAAATTATAAGTCTGTAAGATTTTTTCCTAGTTGGCAAACAGAAAACTCTACCCAAGTAGTTGGTCTTCTCAATATGTTAAACTATATTGTATCTATTAATCCTAATATAGAACATTATGTAGAAATAGGCTGCTATATTGGAGAATCCACAGCCTTGGTTTTGGGATTTCCTCAGATAAAAAATCTGCATTGTGTAGATGTATGGCCAGATTTAAATGTTAAAAATCTTTTTGATACTAGAATATCTACATCGGGTAAAAATCATGTTAAAATTCACCACACTTCTTCTAAAAAATTTGCAGAAACAGTCAACTACGAAATTGACGTTGTTTATATCGATGGAGATCATTCGTATAATTCTGTAAAACAAGACATATCTGTATGGTATCCAAAAATTAAAAAGGGTGGGTTTTTATGCGGTCATGATTATAATCAGGAATCTTGGCCCGACTGCAAAAGAGCAATAGACGAATTTATAAATAGCAATAATTTTCATTTACAAACTTTCTGTGATTGTAGTTGGTTAATTCAAAAGGTTTAAGATATTATGAGCGAGAATGGTAAAGGTTCTAAAAAAAGACCGCGATCAGTAAGTCAAGAAACATGGGACAAAAACTATGAAAGAATCTTCAGAAAAAGCAAAAATACTAAACATGGTAAAGTTCGAAAAAAATAAAACCACATTCATATTGTGTGATTGTAGGAGTGAGGTTCTGGTATTAGAACACGATATTGAATATGAAATAACAGAACTGTCAATATATGAGAATATGTCATCTTATGGTCATAAAATGTCATTTTGGCAGAAATTAAGGTATATTTATCAGGTTTTAATTCATAATCGCCCATACTCTGATCAAATTATTCTTAATAAAGACCAACTAAAAGATTTAGGTATGTTTATTAATGGGTGTATATAATACTGTCTCTTAATACTATCAAGGAGGCTACTATGATAATGAAAAATTATGTTGCTGATGAACTAGCAAATAAAGTATATCATCTAACTAAGGCTCTTAATCAGGCAGAGTCGATTATTAAAACTCTTGAAGTAGAGAATGATAATCTTAAAGAAACATTATCATTAATATATGATAGAGAAAATTCAGTAAACAACGACTTTTTAGTAGAGGTATAATATGGGTCGCCTAGCCAAAAATAGTCACGACAAAATGATATTCGGAGTTTGTGGAGGATTAGCCAAGGCCACGGGCATAGATTCATCACTAATAAGATTAGGATTTGTATTTGGAGCAATTTTTACAGGAAGTATTTTATTTTGGATTTATCTTCTACTTGGAATAGTTCTACCTATTGACGAATAATGATTTATTTTATCTCCGATACCCACTTTGGACACAAGAATATTGTGGGTTATTGCAAAAGACCATTTACTGATACTCACGAAATGAATAAGACCATTATTGATAATATCAATAGTGTTGTTAAGCCAAAGGATACTCTTTATTTTCTTGGAGATTTTTGTCATAGGGGTGGTGATCCTAAGAAATATAGAAAACAAATAAATTGTGAAGATATTCATGTGATTCTTGGCAACCATGACAATGAGGATAAATTTAGTGAAAAAGATTTTTCTTCTATAGCACTAATGAAAGAAATAACCTACTGTAATCAAAAGATAATTCTGTTTCACTATCCTATGAGAGCATGGAACAAAAGTTATCGTAAAAGTTGGATGCTTTATGGTCATGTTCACGGCAGACTTCACAATGAGGATGAATCACTAGGACGCTTTACGCTTGATGTGGGCGTGGATAATAAAAGGGAAGGTGTTGGGTTTGGCACTCCGTATAGTTTTAAAGAGATTCAGAAACTATTTGGCGACAGAGAGAAAAAATTCAAGGTCGCCCAGTTGACAAGCCGATAATGGATGTTAGAATGAAGGAGTCAAGCGAGAGTATCAGTCATGCGACTGACTCGCAAGACAAGACTTGGAAATGATTTGGAGGTTGATTATGGCTGAAGTTACTACGGTTGATAAGCAGAGTCGTGTTCGTTGCAGTGACGAGCAGTTCCTTGAGGCGGTTTTCTCCAGCAAGACTTATGCTGAGATTGCCGTTAAGACTGGTCAGAAGGTTGCTAGTACGATGGCTCGTTATGCTCGTACAAAGTCCGCTCTGACCAAGAAGGGTATTGAACTGCCCGCTATGGAACGTGCGAAGCCAACCAAGACGGTTGACAACGTAGAGGCTATGGCAGAGGTTGTTCGTCGCCTCAAGGCTCATGCGAACGGTTGATTAAAACCAAAAGGGTGATCGGCTACAATAGTTTAAATGCTTGAGGCACACAAAAGATTCAACCTCAAATCATTGATTGTTGTAGTCGGTCACTATATGGGAGCGTAATCCAATGGCAGAGATAAAGGACTTGAACTAATGTAAATTTGAGTGCTTAAAGGGAAACCTTTAATGTAGAACCTGTCAAATTCGGTGAAGGCTTAACTGCTAATACCGAGCCAAGCATAGAGATATGAAGGTGTAGAGACTTGACGGCAGGAACCTAAGCGAAAGTAATGGTTAAGATAAAGTCCAGACTACAAACAGAAATGGTAACGAAAGTTATAGTAGTAAGAAAATCCTTCAAGTGTGGGTTCGAGTCCCACCGCTCCTATTTGTAGAATGATAATTATCGAAAGGAAATATAATGAGCAAAAATGTTTTAGAACTATATAAGATTGGCAGTAAAGTTAAGTTGACGGGAGAAGGTACTGAATCTATTTATGGAAGTATTATTGGTATTAATATAACTGGAGATAATACAGTTACCTATTCTTGTGGCTGGTG